CTTCCAATAGACTGGAATATTTTACCTGCATCGGATAATACTTTCGTGATTTGCTTCGTCTCACTCGAGGTGAGTGTTGCTCTGCCACCGAGGTCTGCAACTCCAGCTGATACAGCCCAGACCTTTGAGGTTTTCTTGAATGCTTCAACGTTAACGCCATAAGATGCTCTCATTTCTTCGAAAGATTTACCCTCGTACGACGTATGGAAAACTACACCAATGTTTGCATTAAGCAAAGCACTGGCCTCATTCTTTGGTACAGCGTAAACGATGGTGTTTGGATGGAATGTAATATACTCATCACCTTCAATAGTTTCACTCTTAAGATCATCTTGAGTAAACATAATATCGCCCTGCACTACACCTTTGATTCCTAAAAGCTTCAGGTTATCAAATGCAATGATTAGTTTCTTTTGTAGGTCACCACTAGTGTCTGCTTCAATATCAGCATGAGACTTATAAACCTTTGGGTTCTTATTAAAGATACCCTTCTTAGCAACAAAGAACTTTCCATCTTGTGGATCAGTTCCAGCAAACACTGCTGGTGCACCATCCCATTTGACAGTCAGTCCTGTTCTAGCTTCTGCTGGTTGATGACCAGCTAACATATCTCTTAATGATTGAAGAGCGTTAATTGCTTGACGTGCTCCATTGACTCCACCATCAAGGACTAAATCCTCAAGGTGAGTCATGTGAGTATTCTTCTCTTCAATTAGATAATTCTTAAATGATTTCATTTTTGTTTCTTACAATAAGCATTTGTAGTTTGCGTTGTTTTCCATAATGTTAACTGATGTCCCATTGATAGGAGCAATGTTATATGGAGTTGTATTTTTTGGTAACGCAAATTCGATAGTAAATGTAAATTGATAACCTTGAGCGCCAATTCTTCCATTTGATCTTTCTGCAGCATCAGCCTTAGTGATACCTTTTGATTGGCATCTTACACGTGCTGTAATTCTGCATACATCTTCAAACTTTGGTACTAGTGGAAGACCAGCTTTTTTCATTCTTTCATTTAAACCTAATGGGTCTTTATTGCCCAGTAAGTAAAAGCCGTGTGTACCAACGTTGATGTAGTACGTATTCTTTAGGTTATAGTACTTAGTCATTGCATCTGCTGGCAATTGCATCTTGATATCTGGGCATGTCTTTAAATCAGTGTCATAGCGTTCACGCAATGGAATCTTTAACATCTGACGTTCCCAGTCTTTTGTTCTATCTGAAACGTTATAGATTGGCGTATCCCATTTTCTATTGATTTCATTTAGTACACCTGCAGACTTTGCTAGATCAGCAAGGAATTGCTTTTCAGTTTCGTCATGATCAATTTCACCAAACTTCCAGTGAGGTGTTGAGTTTGCATATGCTTTAATAACAAGACTTCCACCTGCTGTAGGTGATATCTTAAGTTCGCAACCGGCCGGTTTGCCACGAACTGTAAGCATTAAATCTGGACGAGTATGCGAAGCGCCAGCGGTAATACCATCTGATAAACCAAATTTCTTAAGAAACTTAGTTGCATTTTCCTCGTATACGAAACCTTGTTGAGCAGCCATCTTTATTCCATTAAACTATACTGCTATTTATAAAAAACTAAGGGCAGCTAATGCTGCCCCGTTTTAACTATTTTTCATACAAAGGTTGTAGAGTGGTTCCTCTAATTCCCTAGCCTCTCGTTCCCAAGAGGAGTTATAGTGATCTTTTGTCTTATGATACGTTCGTTCATCAATTCTACCAGTACACATTTGCCAGACATGCACTAATTCATGGGCTAAACATTTGATAGCAAAATCAACGCCTTTATCACCTCGAATATCTACATCAATTTCCTTTGGTTTACCATTATCATATTCTTCGATGCAAAGACAATAACCATCTACATCTTTTCCAAGACCTTTACCTTTGACTGAAATGTTCACTGTAACTCGACCTTGTTTACGTCCCATCAATTCATTCAAAATAATACTAGCAGCATTATACAAAATCTCACGTTTTTCAGTAGTGAGAAGTGGACTTGGCTTAATGTAGATCATCACTTGTTTTTAATATAGTTAATCAATTCTTTTGCTTGACTTAGATCACTTGCATCGACTGCTGCGTCGATCATATCAAGTTGCTGGTCATGTAGATAATTCAATGTTTGCTGAATAGCAATTTGTTTCTTGCGACTTCCTATCGTGTAGGTGATGCTTTTGTAAAAGTCATTGGGATTCATATTAGTCCTTTGCATGAACATACACATCAATACGAACTGCATCTTCCATTTTGATAGATTTAATCCATTGATTCTTGTATTTAGTAGCATACGCAGGATTGTTCTTACCAAGACGTGGCTTCAATACAACACGATGTTGTTTAGGAGCAATCAAATCTGTTGCACTAGGATTCCACTTCAATTTGTTTTGATAGTGAAGACGAGAGATACGATTTGAAGTAGCAACAGTCTTACGAACAATTTCAATTGCATGCATGTCAGTCACTGAGTTAACATCTGCTGTAAAAACATATGCGGTGCTTGTGCGTTTAGTCATTGTTGTTCTCCGTCAAAAGTTGATTAGTCAATTTGTAGCATTCAGTTTCTACTTCGAGAATCATCTCAAGTGGAAACCCTGTAAGTTTCTCGATATCAGTAGGCCAATATCCAGCACGAATGTATTCAGCAATCTCTAATTGCATTTCAGCCATTTTACCCACGATCGACAGTCCCCAAAACGCCATTAGAGCCACGTGTGTATTTGCTCACTGTTTGAACCCAGACTGTGTACTTAGACTTGTTAATATCAAATGTTGCTTCATTCTTACGTGGACCACGATAAGCGCATTGAGTAACCTTTACGCCGTCTACTATAGTAACTACATCTACTTTTTTCCTAGCCATGTAAACTCCTTTTTGACTGTTGATGGATCTATTATACACCATTTGCGGGTAGTTGTACAGGGCTAAATGCAAAAAAGTTTCAACTGTATCATTTTAGACACAGTTGAAACTTAAACCTAAAGTATTCAGTTTTTATTTGTTAAAGTAAGAAGAATTCTTTAACCAAAAGTAATACTTTTCAAAGCCTTCTTCAACGTCTACTTTTGGATCATATCCAAAGTCTCGACGAGCAGCTGAGATATCTAATGCACCACGACTTGGAAAGTCTGCATCTTTATCACGAACTTCAATGTCACCTTTACCTGCAAGTTTGACAGCCATCTCAGCAGCATCATACAAACTTACGCTATGACTTTTAGTAATGTTGTAAGTTTTGTTATGAGTGTTCTCACTTAGTGTAGCAGCAACAATTCCATCAGCAGCATCTTCAACATACGTGAAGTCTAACACTTCTTTAATGCCATTAACCTTTAGTGTTCCACCACGCATTGCTGTTAGTAAGAACTTAGAGATGACTCGATCTTCCACGTCGAGTTCACCGTATACAGCACTGGGGCGTATAATAGTGTAACTAAAAGCGTTACGACGAGCATAATCTTTAACAAGCCATTCTCCTGCAAGTTTCATAATTCCATACTGACCTTCTGGATAGCATGGTTCATCTTCTTTAATACAATGAGTAAATTCGCCATATACCATTGATGAACTAATGTATAAGAACTTCTCTACTTTAAACTCTTCAGACAATTCACATAGGTTTAACAAACCTTCTGACATAGTCTTTGAGCCAAGTTGAGGGTTAGCATTAACAACCTTTTGACGAGGAAAGCTTGCTAAGTGCATAACAATCTCAGGTTTAAAATCTTTGTAGATTTCACGCATCACCTGACGATCAGCAATGTCCACCACACGAATATTCAATGGATCACGCGGTGTTTCAATCTTTTGCAATCGTTGATTGAACAAGTAGGTCATTTGATCTTGAGGGATGATACCATAATTAGTCATGGTATCAACGATCAATAGATCATGATTGGCTTTCAATCTCTTAACAACATTATGTCCAATAAGGCCTAAGCCTCCTGTGATTAAGATTCGCATGTAACTAACTCTGTAGCCATTGGGAAGATTTCAGCAATAACTTTAGCACATGCTAATGCTACTTCACGGTGTTCTTTTTGAGTACCATTACCAGCACGCAATTGAATAAAGTGAATCCAAGAACGCAATGTACCATTCATGTACATACGGCTTACAGTATTACCTTCTGGTAAGATTGAACGTGCTTGTTCTTTAGCAATACCCTTTTCAATCGCTTGAGCATACGTTTCACGAACATAATCAATTAAGAACTTTTGTTTAGCATCCCACCAAACTTGCAATTCAACATCATCAGTCTCAATAGAATTCTGACGATTCTTTGTATCCTGCAAGCGTGCTTCACGAAGTACAAAATCTAAGTCTTTAGTTGGATCTGCATATCGTTGTGAGAACTCTTGGAATGAGAATGAACGATGACGTAAAATTTGACGAGCAATATCACGTGTCGTTTCAATCTCAATACAAGCAGAAACCATTTCTAATGGTGACCAATGTTGGTGCTTAATCAAATAACGAATAAGCTTATCTGCAGTGCCTGCATTCAATTGATTAGATGGATTTGATACACGTGCACAAAAGGCAATCAAATCCTGAACATCTAAAAGACCTTCTGAATAAAACTCACGTGATGGTTTACTATATGATACTAATTTAACTTCCATTTTCAATCCTCTTAATTTCTAAAACATCACCAGTTGGAACCTTATCAGCAAATTTGATTGCTTCCTCATAAGACTCAAAGACCTTTGTAGTTACACTACTTTCATTGCTATTTGTGTAATAGCATACCTTATATTTTCTGCTCATATTCTGTATCTCCAAACTGAGTTGTTGCAGTCCACTTCTTATGACAAGTGACACAACTAACATTACGTCTTGTAATGTTTCCATCAGGGTTAATATTCACACCATTCTTATCATATACTGGTGTGAAGTACATTGCCGTTGTCATTGCAAATCCTTCAATGAATCTGCATTCTTTATCGCAACCTTTACTTAATTCTGTGAACATGCTAACATTCCTTGCTTAACTGCGTGATACCATTTGTTTCTATCACTTGGAAATATATACGAATTCTTCCAAAGCGTATTAAAGGCGTCAAGATCTTTAATCATAAATTTTACTTTGACTTCCATATAGCCATTGAAGCCTTCGCAAGTCATATCAGGCGATGTTGATTCATAACTAGTAACAGCTTTTGCAAACTGTTCTGGCACTAATAACATTGCCATCAATGAAGCATGACACATTACAACTTCTAGTTTCATATCAATCCTGTACAGCGCCTGGATTAATTGGTGGAAACCCTCGGCCGCTTGGACAAAAGCCATCAATGTTTCCACATGAACCAGATGTATTGTTTAAATCAATACCACATTTGTAACATGGTCGTCTGATGGATGAAAACCAATCAGGTGTAATTGGTCTATCACCAAACTCTTGTACCTTTTGTACATTGCCAATTTCTGTAAATGTGCCATCCGTATAGAAGATGACAACCTTTTGAATGTCTTTACTCATAACTAAAATTTCCAAAGTCTTTACGTTCACGAGTTCCAAATGTGTTTAGAGGTTTATCCTCTTTAGCATCAGGCACATGAGCCGAGTCATTGATTAGAGATTGTGCTGATGGTTCTACATCATACAATTTCATACGTGATCTATCAATACCAACGATGAATCGTTTGTTTGATGTTGGATCGTTATATCGATTCTTCAATTGTTTGACCATGACTTGACCGAGCTTTTCAAGTTCTTCCGTCGAGATAACGGCAAACATGAAGTCGGCTGTCGCTGGGAGACCGAACGATTCTGAAGTATCTTCAAGGCCCACGTCTGTATTTGAGAATCCTGATCGTGTGGTCTGCGTTGCGGATACAACTGGGACGCCTGTTTCAACTGCCAAGCCACGCATTTCTTCTGCGATCGCCTTAACATATGAGTATGTATTGACTGAACCGCCGAGTCCTTTAATTCGCGAAGAAGCGCAAATATTGAGGTAATCGATAAAGATGATATCCGGCTTAAAATTCTTTTTAAGTTTAAGTTCATTTAGTAACGCTCTGAAGTGACCAACGTGGGCCGCTCCAGTTGGATACTCTTTAACAATCAATTTACCAATATTCTTCTGAGCGATCTTTTGAATCTTCTGGTCGTATACGGCTTTCGGCAATGATTCCAATTGATCAACTGGGATGTTCATTAGGTTGGCATCAATACGTTCAGCAATACGTTCCTCGGCCATTTCCATAGTTATGTATAGCACATTCTTACCTTGAGTAAGAGTGGCACCTGCCATATGACACATGAATAAAGACTTACCAACACCTGTACCAGCAAGGATAATGTTTAGCGTCTTATTTGGCAATCCACCTTTGGTGATCTTGTTGAAGTAATCAAGATCAAAGGGCAGTCTTCCTTCGACTTTGTGATAAAAATCATATCGGTCATCAGAGTTATCGATGTAATCATGCCCGATGTTAGTGTCAAAACTGACACCAAGGGCCTTAGATAATATGTCGGGAATTGCATTGTTGCTTAGTTCTTTATGCTTGCCATCAATAATCTGAATAGACTCCATGATGGCAAGATAGATTGAACGATCTTGGCAAAACTTTTCAGTTTGTTTAAGCATCCATTCCATATCAACTGGGTCTGCACGATATGCTTGATGAACTTGGTCAAAGATTTCATTCGGTACGTTTGGAATCTTTTGCAGTTCAATCTTTAATGCTGCTTCAGTTGGAACAACATTATATGTTTCGACAAATCGTGAAACCACAGCGAAGAGTAATTTCTCACCACGCTCAAAGTACTCGTCTTTGAGGAATGGAATTGCTCTTCGTGTGTATTCTTCATTCGTACACAGTTGATTCAGAATCAGTTGGTTTATCATCATTACCTAATTTAAATTTTCCAGTTTCAAGTGAGTCTTCAATTACATGAGTAAGAATGTCACCTAGCAAGTCCATAAAGTCTACACTAGAGTTTAGTTCATCTTCATCTAGATGTTCAGGTAGATCTATTACCTTAAATTGAAAACTCAATAAAGCTTCTTCATCTTTTTCTTTTACTTGTATTTTACCGTATTTGTATACGACATCTTTGAACATACCTTCATTGACTTTTACATGCCACTCGTCATTGACGGTGGCATTTTCAACGAAGGAGTAAGAGTTACTCGTTATCTTCATCGATGTCCTCATACTTATCTTGCATCATGGCAGCATGGCCAATTAGGAAGTTATCAGTAACATACTTTTGGAATTCATCAGAGGCTAGAATGTCTTGCCAGAATTCTTTATTGAGCGTATCTTTCTCTCGTACTTTTGTACCCACGAGCTCACCTGTGTTTCGGTCCACTTTCTGATACCACCCGTTATTAGGTTTAACGACGAAGTTACCAGCCAAAGCAATATCAAGCAAGCCAGAATACTTTTGAATGCCACCGTCGAAAGAAACAGATACAGGAATCTTAGACTTTTCTTTAACATATCGAGATTTTTCTACGTTAATGATGAAGTGGTAACCTTTAATCTCAGTACCATCTTTATCTTGCTGACGACCTAGAATCCAAATCGTATCAGCTGAGTAATATACACCAGTTCCACCAGAAACGATTGCCTTAGGGAATAGACCCATTTCCTGGTATGTATGATTCACTACAACCATTGGTACATCTTTCAATGTCAAGTATGGTGTAATCATACGGAACAAACCTTTTAACGCTTTAGCACGAGACATGTCTGCAACAGACTTCTCATTCAACGTATCTTCCAATTCTTTCTTAGAAGCAAGGTTACCAATCGAGTCAATGATGATGATAACTTTTTCGCCACGCTCAAGGTTATTCAATTGACCAACAACGTCAAACTTAAGTTGCTCGACGTCAGTGATTGGTGTGTGCAATACTCGTGAGGTATCAATACCGAATGAATCGAAGTAGGCTTGTGGTGTACCAAATTCAGAATCATAAAATAACATAACTGCATCAGGATACTTGTCCATATAAGCCTTTGCCATTAGCAAAGAGAATGCAGTTTTAAAGTGTTTAGATGGACCGGCCAAGACTGTAAGTCCTGGTGTAAGTCCACCATCAAGTTTGCCACTCAACGCAACGTTAATCATAGGAACTGATGTGGTAATCATATCCTTTGCGCCAAAGAACTTCGAATCTTCCAACACCGCAGTGTATTCGATTTTCGAATTCTTTTTTAGTTTGTCCATTAGACCCATCTTTATATTCTCCAAAGTATTGAACTATTATATCACATTTTATTACAGGAAGAAACCATCTAGTGAAGCTTTTGGAACTTCAATCATATCTCTGAAGTCCTGAGATTCACTGTGGTTGTATTGTAAAAGAATTCTATCTGTTGCATCGACTGTATCTCTGCGACCTTCAAGGAATTCTTTAATCTCGAACGCCATGTCTGAAGCGGTACCTACTGGCACGTTTTGACAGATGTGGTTCAAGTTTGCCTTAGGGTTTAACAACTCGAAGTCATGAGGCAATCCCATGATTGTCATTGCTTCCCTATAAGTTATGTATCTGTCTTCATAAGGATGAGTTAGCATAGTTGGATAGTGACCAACGAAAGCACCAATGTAATTCTTTGGAATGGTAGTCAATCTGCGCATGATATTTTCACCGCGACCTAACTTCTCATGAATACGTTTACAACGTGCTTCAATGTTTGGATAGTTATTCTCTGCCATCCATTTACCTACTTCTAGATACGAAACATTGTTACGTTCTACCCAGTCCATCGCGTTATCAGTCTTTTCAATCTTGTCGAAAAACTCTCGATGTGAGATTCCACCTTCCATCTTCTCAAGCACATAACGATACCAAGGATCAGTCTTTGTTGGAATTTTGTCATTAGTCACAGTATGTTGAGTTAAGTTCTGTGGCATATTGGCAATAAGGTCTTCAATGCGTGTCCATGGTTTCTTGTAGAAGTTGAAGACTGGTGCGCGAGTACCACGCCAGAAAAAGTAGAATGAACGTTCACGAATTTGTGGAATTCCATGAAGCTGAGATTTTGTACGATAGATTGACATTACATAACCATGCTCTTTAGCAATTGCATGCAGTTTCTCTACGACTGGTTTGCCTACCTTGCCAGCAAACCCTGGTGCATTCTCTCCCCAGAACACATCTGGTTTCCATGTACCTAAAACTAATTCAGCAGTCTTATACATCCAATCATTTGCAGCAGCATCAGAAGAAGCACCTGCAGATAACGACGACAGACCTGCGCATGGGCAAGTCGTCGAGATGACATTTACTTTACTTGGAGAGTGTGTACCTTTATCCATAACGTAATATGGAAGGTCTTTATAGTGATTCACTGCATGTGAATCATTGGAGGCAAAGGCTTCAAAAGAAGCCAGCCATTCAGGCCGACTTCCCATAGCTTTCTCTTGTCCCAAGGTTTGTCCACCAATTAACGGGACGATACTTGCATGTTTAATTGTCATAGTCTTTCTTTAATAAGAGTCATCATTTCACTGAATGTATGTTCTGCATCTTGGTGTGACTTATAGAATTCATAAGCCATTTCACGATACTCATTACGCATTCCACGGTCTTTAGATAATTTATCTAGTACGTCAAAGGCTGGTTGCATATCGTTATCATCAAGCCAAATCGTTCCAGTATCTTTACAATCAATAAACTTTTTACCTTGAGCACGATGAGTACAACGTTCGCCATAAGCTTTACGGAAGACTGGTACTACACCAACTGCAGCAAGTTCACAATGTGTATATTCAATTGATCGTTGGATGAATCGCTCATCTAACAAAGAGAGTTGATAACCAAACGCAACCTTTGACATACGTTCAAGCATTTGCTCATTAACATACGGTCCAAACACATATGCTGGTTGATTGATTGCAATTGAAGATGTAGCAATATCTTTATCAATCAAGCCATGGAACTCTGATAGTTCACGGAAAGCAAGATATGCTGGTGACTTTTCAATACCTTCAAAGGTAGTAATATAACCATTAGGACGTAAGTACTGATTGTGGAATGCAAACATTTGTTTGTAACCTTTCCAACTTGTAGTACGTCCAATCCACTTATTGTGGAGTTCATCTTGCTCAGCGATATCTTTCCAATACTTAGAACGTACTGAAGCAAAATCAATGCCTGGCTGGAAGTTAAGAATAGTCTTACTAGTATCATCACCACCCATGAATGAATCAAGACCAGATGCAGTTACCTCTGTAACATATCGTGCAAAATCGTTAGTATCTGAGTGACCAAACAAGATGTCAGATTTCTTAACAGCTTCTTCAATACAAGCGTTACGCTTAATAGACAATGAAGAGTGATCATGTTGAATCAATACAACTGGCTTTTTAATTTCCTTGAGAGCACGCTTGAATTGCTCAATAGCTGCTTCTGGATGTGACAAAGATGGAAGACTGTTAATGATAACTACATCAGCTTCATTACAGCCATCAATCATCTTTTGTGCTTCGTCTGCTTTGGCCAACTTCAATTGGATAACATTAGAAACATCATGAGCATTCTTACGAGTCCACGACTTGTCTTTTGATGAAAAGACTGTGAAGTCATATCCATTCTTTGCTAACCATTTAGTTTGCTCTACAGTAAACTTAGTTACGCCACATCCTTCAATGCCACGTCCCATAATGATTGCGATTTTCATATTACATACACCTTTACATTTGCTTCGCTGAACATCTCAGCAGATTGCAACCATGACTCATGCCAATGTGGTCGCAGATTTAAACATTCTTCTGAGATATAGACTTCACTAATACCCACTTGAATGACGCCTTTACAGCATTCACTACAAACAGGTAACCCATAAACAAAAAGCTTAGCGCCGTCTAAAGATATTCCAGAATACGTAGCATTATATATGACATTCATTTCAGCATGAACTACGTATTTGTACTTTGTTTCTCTATCGTTTAGACGATCTTCAAAATCAAAAATACCACGTGGGAAACCATTAAATCCCTGTGACAAGATTTGACCTTTAGACCCTACAGCGATTGCGCCAATCTTAGTGTTAGGGTCTTTAGACCATGACGAAACTTCTTTCGCCATAGACATATAACGATTAGCCCACTTAGTTTCTTTCATATCAAGCAATTAAATCAAAGTGGCGTTCATAGACATGTAAGCTACCAGCATTCCAGTGAAGATCACCAAGACCATATACAGTACCGCTGCGACCATTGACTGCTTGAAGCACTTCTTTATGTACATAATGTTGCCATGCATAATCATTCTTATAACCATATACTGCATCATTAGATCTCATGAACACTGATGCATGCAGTTTACCATCACGAATATAATATTGAGTTGAGTAGGTGCACATGAAGTCAGACATACCATCACGGCAATAATCTTCATGCATTGTTGGACGAATGTAAATCATAGTTGCACGACGAGACAGTGGTGATGCAACAAGTTCATTTACAACTTTAGAGAACTGATGACCGTTATCTGCAGAGTAGATACACCAACCATAATTTGAATTGATGCGTCCATACTTATCAGCAACTTGTTTCCAGATTGCAGGTGGACCGCCGGGAATATCATTCACACACAATGACAATGAGCGATACCATTCAAGTTCACGAGCAACATAGTCTTCATTGACTACACCAAAGATAGAATTCTCATCAGCAATGAAAGAGGCATTGATAATTTCGATAGTCATTTGACCACCCTTATCAGTTACAAACTTTTCATTTTCAAGCTTATGGATAAATTCACGACGAATATCGTCTACATAATTTCTAATCATTTTACTTCCTTCTTATAGCGATCATCACATTCAGGGTGTTCCATTTGGTGGATCATGAGAATAATTAATTGTGTAGTTGCATGAGCAAGATGTGACTGACCTGATTCAGGGTCAAGATCTTCGCCAGCATGCCAAGCAGTTAGATGGCGTTGGATTGAAGAGTAAGTGCGAATCCAAGGGGAGTTACCACCATCATCACGCCAATTGTTGACGCCATACTTAGCAGCGCCAAAGCCAAGCACTGTAGCAATTTTAATCAGTGCTTCTGGTGGAATTAAACCGAGTTGTGGTTTGCCTTCATCAAATTTCATTTAGTCGATCCATTTTAAAGTTTTAGAGCTAGAGTGATATCGCATAAGTTTTGCTAACTTAGGCAATGTTACTTTATCAACAACTGTCATTTCTTCAATGTCAAAACATGCCATTGTTCGCCCATCACGAGTTGTTGTAGTGTAATATTTTCTGTTAGTACATTCATGAACAATAATAGTATCACTATTACTATATTCAATGAATACTAGTTTTTTGACATTTAAGCATTTACGTAAGTTAGTTGTATGTTTTACATTTACAGTAAATGAACCATTGGGATGACGCGACTGTGTTTTAATTTCAACTTCATCACCATTATCATGCACTAGATCTTTATCAGAATCATACTTATAGTTTGATAGTGTACCGCCAAAGCGAGATTGATAGAAGATCTCGCCTAAGTCACCTAAGATTTCTTGGTTAGTCATACTTGTGAATTGATAATTGGTTTAAAATGCTTAATTGATCTTTGCTCAATTGCTGAAATTAACAATGGCGTATTAGTCAGATCGATAAAGTCAAATGTCAAAATAACACCATCAGTAGTATTCTCTACAATACTGCGTAGATGCTTTCCAGTTGATTCAGTTTTACGACCACTCATAAAAGAATACAAATGTGAATAAGCACGACGAGCGCCATTAGATCGTAGTGCCATTCCAACGTATGCAGTTTCTTTAGATCCAACAACAGTTACTTTATAAACACCATACGACTTAGTAAATAATTTACTATCATTTACAATATCTTCAATTGTAAATTTCTTAGTCAATTTTACAGTTCTAATATGTTGTGCATTAGACCATAATTCATTAATGTTTAAATTCAGCAGCAATGAATTAAGTTGCTGAAGTTGTTCACAAGATTTCATGATGTATTGGTTAGTTACGAATAGATCTATTATATCACAGTTTTAACCCGCAGTACAGGGTTAAATGATCTCAACTGTCTTATATGCATATTCTAATGCGCGTTCAGCCTCAGTGTTCAATGGTCGTTTTGAGTAGATGTTTGCAGTGTCTCTATCAAGTTGTCGAATCATCTCAGCAATTTGTGAAGAGCTAATAGGATACTTACGCTTGATAGCATTACATGCGATTGATGTCATGATTTTATAGATCATTGAATAACGGCCTGAGCCATCAGACCCAGAGATCATTCGATAATCATTAATCATTTTCTTGTTGACGAATGGGCAATCAGAATATGACGACCATTCATAGTCATAATTAGCTTTACCTTTTAGAAGTTCTTCGCGATGATTAAGAACTTTCTTTTGAACTTCCAATGGTAATCTATCCATGAATGTCTGTACACTGTTTTGTACAACAACCATTGGATGCTTTTCAATTAAAGCATTAGGATTAACAAAATCACCAGCGTTAGTAAAAATAAAATTATTAGCACCTGGATATACAGCAGGTACATAATACATTCTAGATAGGTCCTTAGTCTGCCCGTCTCCGAGTCCGTCGAATTCCTTGTTGAGTGCGTACCAAAATTGTTTGATGTTCTCCTTTCGCACACAAACTTTAAGTGGGAATACAAGTCGAAACTTTGGATGGTCGAGTGTACTACTAGAAGTAGAATAACAAACGTAATAATAAGAGCCGTACTTAGCATGAAGTTCTTTCTGAAGATCACCTTCAAATTTGTGATCATCAATATCAAGTGCTGCCCAGCCTGCCCACTCAGTTACATTATCGTTAGCTCGAGTCTTACCTTCAGGGAAAACTGCTGGTGAAATTAGAGGTGACGCCTTAAGACCTTTCGGTGCTTTGCGCTCGCCCTTCTTTAGTTTGTATCCTGGAGTCTCTGCCATCTTATATAGCATCGCTTCAAAAGACTCCCACGAATCATGATGTATTTGCCTATGGGTTTTATTATCGAAAATAGAACCAAAGGCTGTCAAAGAGTATTTCATTCGTATAGTTTCACACGTTGGATTGGTTCCCAAACAGAACCTGGGCCTTCACGGAATTGTAACTCTGCTCGTTTAAGCTTCTGAGTTTTAGTGTCATATACTTCTGCAACTCGGATGTTCTTTTCGATCATAGTTACAACATCATTTTTGATAGTTGTCGCTGCCGTTGATACTGCTGCATAGTTACCTGCTGGTGCTGGAATACTGGTTATACTAAAATTACCATTTGTAGTTTTAGTCACACTTTCCTGCACCTTCATGTCTTGCCAATCGGTACCATTAAAAATTTCAACGATATCTGTCCATGTATTATAGTCAGTACGCTTTCTAATGTCGCCCATTATTGGCGGGCGATTTGCAGCAACAGCATCAGTGTATGTTGGAAAATTAACAGCCATACACTTTAGATAACAAACCAATGTTGTCGTGATGCATTGGTGCAGTCCAACCTTCTGGCTTAATCAAATCAGGCAAACCTAATGGATTTGGACGAGAGGCTTTAATACCAACTTCCTTTTGCATGTTCTTATCATGAACACGATTCCAAGACTCATCTGTATCAACATCGAATGCATCTAGTGTACCAATAGCAACCACACACAAATCAATCAAAGCATCAACTGTATCGTCTGCCGCTTGTAGACCATCAACAGCGCCAACCTGATAATCAACTAACGCTTTACGCATTTCATCAAGTTCTTCTTGTAAGAAGTCAATACGAAACTTCAAGAATGCTTCAAGCTTTTCTTTATCAAGTTCACGCAAAACTTTGTTTACGCCAAACTTTGTATGCATATCTGAAATATCACTTACCCATTTACTACTCATAATTTTCTCCTAAAGATATATTGTATCATATTATTCTATAATAGTAAATACAATTCCGAATTCGGGATCGTATTTAACATTATTAATTTCACACATGCCAGAATTTGTTAGCACATGAATTGGCATACCGAGTGCCTTTTTCCTAATGTCAGTTGCATCATTGTGAGCCATTGCTTGTTGACCCCACATAGTTAGAGCTGCGTTTAAAATATCGTATGCGTCTGGTTTCATTGAAAGAAGTCCTCTAATGAAGCTGTAGGTTCTGCTTTCCAACCGATAGCTTCGATGATCGATTTTGCAGGGTCAAGGAATGCCTTTTCAAATTGTGTATCATTATCGATGTAACGATCCAACTTAAATTCTGGAGGCAAGACATCAATGAAAGCAATTACGTTTTCTTTCATTGGGTTGTTTGGATACAAGTGAATGTACTTGATCTTATCACCTTCACGAATCTGAGGGTAAGTCTTAAGGCTATGTTGCTTTAATAGATTGTTGTAGAGGATTGCCGCACGCGAGTTGATAGGCGTTCCTTTGACATAGAGCGTTTGCTTATCCATGTATTTCTTAATGCCTGAAACTCCGCGTGGAAAAGCTTTTGCCTCCGGCGGGAGTGCTTCGAAAGTTTCTCTGTACTTGCTAATAAAAGCTTGAGTTTCACTTTCCGTACCGCTGATGAGCACTTGGAACAACTCTTCAAACGCTTCACGGCAAGTGCCAGGAGTCGACGACTTGATGGCTTCGATCCCCATAATCTTGAGTTTCGGTTTAGCATATCTAACACCTTCGTTATCCAATACGTTTAGGATGTATCGTTTCTTAGCAACCCAGATAGCACGATCAGCAATAGCTTCACGCTTCATAGTGATGCGTTTCTTATGCACATTCATTGATGTGGATAGATTATTAAAGCACTTGTCCAAAACAGATTCAAGCGAATCAGAACATAACTTATCAAGTAAGTTGGTGATCTTTACTTTGTCTGTGAGTCCCGTGCTTTTAACGATCTGTTCAAGCGCCACATAAACAGAATCAGTATCAATAGCAATAACATAATCTTTGTAATCCTTATTCCTTAGAGCCTTATTCAGGTAATCATTAACATGCTTCTCAGCCCAACGAATAATCATTTGACCTGATAGTGTAATACCTTCAGCGATTTCCATCGTGAAGTATCGGAAGTACTTGTTACCTAACGCACCATAAAGTGAGTTGAGTAGAAGCTTAATAGAAGTTTGTTGGTTTTCATATCGAGCAATATCACGTTCAATGCGATAGATTTCTTGCTTGTTAGTCTTATCAGCAACTTCCAATTCTTTCTTAGAGGCAATCATTTGCTTCTTAATAAAGACACGTTCATCATATAGTTGTTCAATAATTTGAGGCATGAAACCTTGCTTTGCATTAGAGAACATTTGACCTGAACCACAGATGCCAACACCTTCAACCTTCTCAGGGATGTAACCCTCGAGGATAGAATCAGGCGTAACACGATGATCGTAACGACCTTTCATAATTGTCTCAGGACTCATGTTCCATTGCACAATGATGTTAGGATAAAGTGAGTTAACGTCAAAGGATGCAACCCAATCATGTACACCACATTGAGGGTCTTTAACGTATCCACCAGCGTAATCAGACTTGAATGAATCTTTGTTTGGTGGTACCACAATGTTTTGCTTCTTAAGGAAGCGATAGATCAGTGTATCCCAGATTCCTGTAGTACCAAACGTATCATTATAGTTTACACCAGCTTTGTATGCCATAGTGAAACACAATGTAATCAAACCAATCTTATCTTCCATGCGGTCAACCAAGTCAACGTCACGGATGTTGTAGTCAATAAACTTTTGGTGATCAGTGTGATACAGCGATGATAGTGTACCATCATACGCAAGTTTAGTTTCACCAAGCACAACCGATGCAATGTGATTCAAACTGTATGATTCTTGTGGACCGAATGAGTGTCCAAACTTCTTAAACAAGTCCATGTAATCTACTTGAGGAATACCAATGATCTCATAAACCTGAGTCACTTTCTTCATCATAGTAATTTGCTTTTCCTCAACACGACCCCAAGGTGATAACTTCTTAACGAGGTCTTCATCACAGATGCGCAGTGTACGGTTAACAATATATGGAATGTCAAAATTACGAATGTTCCAACCTGTGACAACGTCTGGCATATTCACTGGAGAATTCCAATGAGCCATAAAGCGAACTAGCAGTTCACGTTCATCATGACACTTTACGTAGACAACACGGTTTTCAGTCATGATGGATTTACTCACATCATAATCACCACATCCCCAGACGTAGAAAGTATTGTCAATGTTGTTTTTGATTGCGATGGCGGTAATCGGGAATTTAGCTTCTTCTGGTTCAGGGAAGCCTTCATCTGATTCCACCTCAATATCGATGTTGGTAACGTTAATTAAGTTACGATCGAAATTGATTTCAACTGGCCAATGCTCAGATACGAATTGAGCAAGGTAGTTTGTATTGCCATAGATTTCAAAGTTGGCTACGTCTTGATAACGTTCCATGAACTCTTTAGCTTCACGCATGTTTTCCAGTTTGACTGGTTCAACATACTTACCATCGAGTGTTTTGAATTCTGTGGGTTTTTCTACGGGTACGAAAAGAGTTGGAGCAAACGGAACCTTGTATTGGATCCGTTTACCATCTTTGTAACCACGATATAAGATAGAGTTACCATAGCGACTCAAGTTTGTATAAAATTCATTTTGCATGAATCTATTATATCACAGTTTTTACCTGCTGTACAGGTTTAAGGCATTACATTTGCGATTTGAATTCCGCTGCCAAACATTTTACTGTAGTTGTTTGCAAGGTCTACAGTAGCATCGAATTCGAGCATGATTTTATCCTTGCGGAGTGTAACCTTATCAAATTCTGCATAAGGTGTAAATGGCATTAAAGCCACACCAAATGATTGTTGGTTACCTTGTTGAGAAGGTACCAAATGGATTGATGCTGGCTTACGTAGAACGATTGTCTCGCCCATGTCAGTAGCTTCACCCATGATGTCCTGACCATTAATTAATTGGTAGCACTTAATTTCCATCATAATTCTCCTTTTTCAATGATGTATTCAATAATCAAATTTGCTTTATATTCGTCATCCGTATGTTGAATAGCAAATGAACCAGTCTCTTTATTAAGAATTACAAGTAGGATGTAATTCTTATAAGAACTTGCTTTAATAATCCAGTCGTCTTTTTCAATTACGTCTAAAGATATGAACTTTTTGCGCGCCATTTGTCATTTTTTCCAATACAGAACTATATACTTCTGCTTGGCTTCTAATCAACATGTCGTACATTGCCATTCTATCTAAGTACACATCTTCTAATGCTGTCATTGATGTTGGTGGTTCCACCTCAACTCTAGCATCAGATTCTCCATAACAACTTACAAGTGTCATGTCATTCTTACGTGCAATATGTCTCATGATTTGATTTTCAGTAAGACAATGCATGTAAACTTTAGTGATGTTATGCGATCTCAAATAAGTAACTGCTCTGTTGAACATAGATTGAGCCAAGCCGTAACCGCGATATTCAGAGTCAACTGAACATCCTAATTCGGCTTCCTCTTTATCTATAGCAACGTGGCATGCAGCTATGATTCTTGAGTGCATTGTGTAACCAAACCATGTAGAATCGTTTTCCCACGAGTTTTCTACATATTCAGTAATGTAGTTATCTGATACAGTTCCACCAAAGCGAAGACGACGATCTTCACCTTGAAGTGAACAGAGGTGTTCTAATAGTGTAGACTTATCAAAGACAGAATATAGTTTTCTTGGTATCATAACGTTAAAGGGACCGAAGTCCCTTGTTCTTTATTTGACTTTTCCAGTCTTGTAATCTTTGAATGATTGAATAAAGTTTCTAATGTATGTTAGAATTTTCATAGATCACTTTCAGTTAGGTATTGCTTATGTGAGCTACCAGTTTTAACTGGAACTTTCTTGGCTTTCTTTTCTTCAGGTACAAGTTTATCAAGAGCAATTTTTAACATGCCATTGAACAACTCTGCATCCTTAACTTCATACTGATCGCCAATAGCCCATGCACGAGTAAACGCACGATTAGAGATACCTTTAAACAATAGAGTATCTTCAGCTTCCTTAGATTCTACATTACCTTTAACAATTAACTTACCACCGTCAATAGTGATGTCGATTTCATGCTCAGCAAAGCCAGCAACAGCTACTTCAATAGTGTAGGTGTTACCATTCTTGCGAACGTTAAATGGAGGGTAGTTTGGAATGTTCTTAGTCAAGTCGTCATGCAAAGTTTGCATCTTCTCGAATTGCTCGTCGAAGCCTACGAAGAACTTATCAAAGTCCTTGAAGATATCTTGACTAAAGAATGATGGTGTGAATTGTTTTTGTGTCATTTTTGTTTTCCTTTTAAGCGAAATAAAATTATAGTACCCAATATGGCATACTAATAAAGCTGGTTACTTTATCCAGCGTCAATTACGTATGACAGTGCAATTGCACGGACGCCTATAACCGTAAGCGACAACGGACCCTAAGGTAGGTTAGTGACAGTTGTTTACATGGTTACTGCCGCCATGTTCCCATCCCGGAGAATTTAGAAGTCTTTACGTGTGTTGCCGATGTTATACTTCGGACACAGTTCCCATTCATTGCGTTCTTTGAACGAGATAACTTTGATCTGCCTCAATGGAGCGCGATCTTTAGCTTGTTCATTACTATTTATCGTGATTAGACCCCAGTCTGATAGCAGCACTGCGATTGTATTACGACGTTGAATGTCATTCTCTGTGATAGTTGATGGTTTACCATCTAACACAAATAGTTCTTTAAAATGAACGATAAAATATCGACCTTGCTTATGCAAGATATGACATGATTGATATAGCTTTCTATCTTTACGTGATGCTACGCCAATGCGTGTTAATGTTTCACGTACTTTTAGAAAATCGTCCGGCTCGTTTAGTGTAACTTCCAGCATTGATGCTGGTGTCCACTCGACGCTCTTCTCGTTATTTTCCACCTTTGAATATCCTTTGCTTCAATTGTCCCATTTGGTCATCGCTAAGCAAAGGTAAAACCTTTCGAGCCTTCTCATTGCTATAGCCATAATACGATTTGACCACTTCCAAGTCATCAGAAGAAATTGGCTTTACCCATTTAGCAAAGCGTTTTTTCTTCCTAACCGTATTTATAAGAAAATCAAATTGAAGCTTTTTGTCGAGAAAAGCTCTTTGATTCATCTCATTGGCTAAGAGAACAGTGTCATAGTGATAGGAAAGGGATCTATTCACCATGAAAGGATTGTATGCTTTTTCAGTAATATCGTCTGTGATCAGTTCTTTCTTACTGTCACAGATTGCTGTAATGAAGTCAAAGGGATTCATGCTAAAGCTCGAGCAAGTTCTTGCATACGCATAACATCCATTACGATATCATGACGTGGATCGTGAGCAATGAACTTTGCGGCTAAGCCTTCAGGAATATAACCATTGTCCATATCAGTGCCCCATGACATACCTTCAATCATAGATCGAGTGTCACGAATACCACGCCAATTGAATGGATCTGGCTTACCAGTAGCACGCATGATATGCTCAAGGAAGATACAATCAAAGGTGTTACCACGAGTGTATGTCTTCTTAAGTTTCAATGGGTCTTTAATGTTTAAGACAATGAATGCATGTAACTTATCAATAGATACATCTTCAACAGAAGGCTTCAGAACTTTCTGAGCTTCCTTAGATTGCTCACCCCACCAACGAAGAGTATCGGGGTTAATAGTACGCTTATACTTCTTAACTTGTTCCTCAACATCAAACTTAATCATACGTGAATTTGTAAGCAACTCTTCATACGTATAAGGATTAGTCACATAACGATCTTCATCAAATTCCAATAGAGCCATAGACAAAACAACACCATTAATAGTATCTTGAGTCAATGTCTCAAAGTCATAAATTCCACAACGTTTCATAATATATTTACCAATGTCTAATAACACCTGCCACAATAAACACGTTTGTGACGATGTAACACATAACAATAAGAGTTCGTATGATAGCTACCTTATCAGCTTCTTTATCACACTCACTCGCCTTTTCACCTAGTGCTTTTGCCCACAATGCCCACATTTTCGTAGTCACCTTTAGTCCAAATACGTGCTGCTGAGTTTGCATCTTCAAGGGATGTAAACATTCCAACTGATGGTAGCATCTCATCGTTATCGTCGATAAAATCTACACACCAGAATCCTTCTTTGAAATATATATCTGCTCTCATTTGAACTCCGCTGATG